GCCTGCTACTGATACACCTGTAGAACCTACAACTACTGAAGCTACGCCTTCAGAAGAAACAACGGAAACTACACCTGCCGAAGCTCCTGTATCACAGGATGATGGGCAAGTAAGTTCTGATACAGCAGAAGCTCCTGCTGAAACACCAAAGATTGATGCTGAAAGTTTGAACAAACAACTTGAAGAAACTAAACAGTATCAAGAATCTTTGCAAAAACAAGTAATGCAATATGAAGTTGAAAAGCAAAGACAGGCTATAGAGTCTGAGGCTGTTCGATATAATAGTGCATTAGTTGAGCAAGGAATGGAGCAAGCTCAAGCTGACCAAATGACTCAGCAGTTAAAGCAATCAAGAGTTAACGAGCAACAGTATAATCAGAACATACAAAATTTAGATGCGTATTACAAGGGCAAGTTTAATGCAGCTATGGAAATAGGGGATAAATATAATATATCTCCTAAAGAATTAATGGCATATGACAACCCTCAAGATATGGAGAAACACGCAAGTTCACAATCAGAAGTCAGTAAATTAAAAGCTGAGATAGCGAAACTAAAGAAGGAGCAAGTACCTGCGCAGCAGTACGACAACAGTCAAGCTCCAGCAGAAGGTTCGACCAGCGAACAAAGACTTCTTGATAAGTACAACGCTGGAGATAGAAGTCCAGATGCTGTAGCTGCTGCAAAAAGAGTCTTAGGATTATAAGTAGCAAGGTAACTTGTCCACTTAGGTGGTTTATTAAATAGTTGGAAGGAGGGCGTAATGGCTCAAACAGCAACAACAGGTAATCTGGAGAATGCGAGTAAAATTATAATCGCAGCAGCCAGATATACTGAGGAACACAATGCTCCAGCAATGGCATTGATAGAATCCTTTAGTCTAGCTAGTGGTTCAAAACAGGTTACAGTACCGAAAGTCGGACAGATGTCTGTATCTGATTTAACTGATGGAGTAGACATAACTGACGATGAAGAAATCGGAATGACAACAGTTGATCTTACTGCAAGTGAAGTAGGAGCAAAAGTTATCTTAACCGATAAACTTGTTCGTGAGCAACAAAACAATGTATTCACAATAATTGGTAAACAATTAGGGGATGCAATGGCAAGAAAGAAAGATACAGATGTTCACGCATTGTATGGTTCTTTAAATGGTGGCACTACTGTAGGCGCTGCAACCAAATTCATGAAAACACAAAATGTTCATGGAGCAATAGCATTTGCTAAAGCTAATAAATTTGGTAGCGATGTTTACATTTTGCATCATCCAAACTCAGTAGCATATCTTTCAAAAGAAGCAGCAACAGTAGCATCTACTGCTACCAATGCAATTCCAGAAGGATACAGCGCTGATTTACTTAGAAACTTTTATAGTGGTTTAAGACCTATAAACAATGTTCCAATCTTTGAAGATGGTAACCTTGCTGTAGATTCGTCAGATGATGCAACAGGTGTTATAGCTTCTAAGGGAGCAATGGCAGTTCTTAACTCTGTAGAAACTAGACAAGAAAGACAACGAGATGCTTCTTTAAGAGCAACAGAAGTTGTCATGACCTCAGACTATGGTGTCTTTGAATTAGATGACACTAAAGGCGCAGGTCTTATCTTTGATGCAGCAGCATTAGCTACTAATAACTAATGATTAATGGAGGAATCATATGGTCAATCATTTGTACGGAAACAGAAATAAACCTTTGCGAGATACAATTAACAAGCAGAGGAAAGATATGGGGATAGATAAATTTGAAGGTTTACTGCCAGATTGGCAAGCTAAAACTACATATTGGAATCATATTCCTAAGTTTAACAATGAGGGGGATTTAGCAAAGCCTTGTGGTTCTGCTTATCCTAACCAACCTAATGATCCTTCAACGCAACAAAGACGAGGAGCTATAGGATTATTTCCTATAGAGTGGGATGGCAAATGCAGACTTGAAGTTCAAGGTAAACCTTGTGTATGCAAACCCACAACAAATGTAAAGAAAACAGAACCTACTCCAAAAGAAAAACCTGTAGTTGCAGAAGTAACTATGGTGGATACAGAGGAGTAGTTCTGTAATCTAGTATAAGTGTAACGATTGACCGAGCTTATGCGAATTTTAATAATCGGTTGGTCGTAGAGGTTAGTCCTCTACTTTATAAATAGGAGGGAAATCATGGCATTTCCTGTTACAATACAAGGCTCTTTTGGAGATGAGAAGGTTACTTCTTCAACAAAGAAGAATCGGATCGGAGCTAGAATGGTACTTCCAGATGGTAGTGAATTTGTTTATGCTTATGCAGGCGAAGCAATTACTGCTGGTAAAGTAACCATGCAGGCTCAAACTGCATCAGACCATATTAAAGACCTAGCCGTTGCTTCAGCAGCATCAGCAGGAGCTACTCAAGTAGTTCTTACTAATGGTGGATCAACAGCAGTTACAGCATCTAGTTCCTATACAGGAACAGGTACAACTGTTGGAGATTACGAAGATGGTTACCTTTTCATTAACGATGTTGATGGAGAAGGACAGATGTGGAGTATTAAAAATCACTCCTCAGCAGCCACAGGCGCAGCACTTACTATAAACCTACACGATACTGATAAAGTTGCAACAGCACTTACAACTTCTTCACAAGCTGGTATTCTAAAGAATCCACAAAATGGAGTAGAAGTATGGGATGTTAACGATATCGATGGTATCGCAGCAGGTGTTCCAAGAGCTGATGTTACAGCTAACTATTACTTTTGGAATCAAGTAAAAGGTCTTGCAGCAGTATTAACAAATGGTACTGTAGTATTAGGTAAAAATGTAATGACAGGTTCTACTACTGATGGTTCTGTAGATGTTGTAGCTGACGACTCAAGCGCTGAGTTTATACTTGGTGGAGTTGTAGCAGTTGGAGCAACTACTGAATATTCTGGAGTATACCTAAACATCGGAGCTTAATAATGCAATTCGTAGGGTCTGAAACTTACGATAGAAGATTAATACTACCTGTTGGAGTAACTCTTTTGGGAGAGAAAGGAGCAGGTAGTATTAAATCATTGTCATTTAGTTTTTATGATACAGTCACAGAACGCAGATCAGTATTGCACAATGTACCTTACATACCTAACGATGCTTATTCAGCTAATGCTATTGAAACTATGATAGGAGAAGCACACGAAACATGGTTGGCTAAAGTAAGACAACAAGGCAAAAAGAAAGTAATGACAGTAGACCAAAAAAAACAGGCAGGTAAAATACTAAATGAAATTCGTACTAATAAATTAAAAAGACAAGAAAGCACAACAGGTAAAATTTATTTTGAAGGAATAGCAAGTGATAGAAGAAAACTCAACAGAGAAATTAAACGGAAAGCAAGAACAAATCAACGATAATGTAGTTGTACTACAGAGCGACATAGAAGAAGCTATGAAAGAAGATGAGTTGTTTAGGCTTAGGGTTGTAAACAAAGCTCTGAAAAGAGAAAATAAACAATTAAAAGAACAAATTAAAATAATGGGCGAAGCTCATGTAAACAAGGCAAAGGAGGAAAGCGATGCCACCAATGGGTAAAGGTACATACGGAAGTAAAAGAGGCAGACCACCTAAAAAGAAAAAAGCTATGAAAAGAAAGAAGAAATAATAATGGCTAGAGATCCTAGATTAAAAAGGATTGGAGTGTCTGGGTTTAATAAACCTAAACGAACTCCTAGCCACCCTACTAAATCTCATGTTGTTGTAGCTAAGTCTGGAGATAAAGTAAAGACTATCAGATTTGGACAACAAGGTGTTAGTGGAGCAGGAAAGAATCCTAAGACAGCTAAGAATAAAGCAAGAAGAAAATCATTCAAAGCTCGACACGCAAAAAATATAGCTCGTGGAAACATGAGTGCTGCGTATTGGGCAAACAAAGTGAAGTGGTAATGGCTAAGAAAAAAGGATTGTATGCAAACATACACGCTAAAAGAAAAAGAATAAAAGCTGGCTCTAAAGAAACCATGAGAAAGAAAGGGCAGAAAGGCAGACCAACTGCTGCTGCATTTAGAAAATCTAAACGAACAGCTAAGAAGAGGTAACACATGGCAGTAACACAAGGTAAAACTAGAGAAGATTTAAGAAAAGCTATAGGTAGAAACTTAGGCAAGATGCTAACAGGTACTACATCTGGTAGTGGTTCTACTACTACTGCGTTAGATGCTACATTGTTTGGTGGAGATGATGAGTATATAGGAAGTTATATACGATTTACATCTGGAGATAACGATGGTTCTGTTAGAAGAATAACAGACTACGCATCTTCTACAGGCACTATGACATTTGCTGCACTTGGAGCATCAGTTGCAGGTAGCGTAACTTACGAACTATGGAAGGATCAGTTTGACCCACAGATAGTAGATGAGTTTATTAACCAATCTATATGGGAAATAACAGGAAAGTATTTTGACCCAGAAGAAAATGTTGATCTGCATACAGACAGAATTAATGCAAGGCTAGAGATACCTTCAGAGATTGCTATGATACAGGATGTGTATTACAGGAATAAATTTACTTCAAAAGAATTACTTAGTTGTGATTCAGTATTTGATGAAACAGTTGATAGTGACTTTACTGTCAGCGTAGACACAGAAGATTACAAGAGAGGGTCTGCTTCTAACAAGTTTGTTATAGCAGTAGGAGCTTCGGCAGGAGATATAGCTACAGATTCTATAACTTCTGTTAACTTAGCCAAGTATGATTTTATAGAGTTTTGGATTAAGTCTACAGTAGCAACAAGCGCAGGAAATCTTAAGATATTATTAGACGACTCTGCTAGTTGTGCTAGTCCTATAGAAACTTTAAATGTACCAGCATTAACTGCTAACACATGGAAGTATTGTAGGGTAGCATTAAGTAATCCTCATACAGACACAGCTATTATATCTGTAGGATTAGAGTATGACTCTGACTTAGGAGCTTGTACTGTACACTTAGATGATATTAAAGCAGTAAAGAATGACACAGCAACATGGACTAAACTTCCTAGATATCAATGGAGAATAGATAAGGAAGGAGAGCAAGGAGCTAGTACACAAGATTTAGTTTTAACAGATGGTGGCAGAGCAGAGGTAGGGTATTCGCTAATTAAGTTAGTTGGTGGAGATGAGCCTGCTGAATTATCTGCTGATTCTGATACAACAGAAGTACCAGAAAGATTTATAGTAGCGTATGCTACTGCATTATCTGCACAGGCAGGATCACTAAGACCAGATGCAGACATAGACTCTATGAGAAACCTTGCTGCGTTTTGGTTTGCTAAATCTGAACAAGCAAAGAATGACTTACCATTTCTAACTAATGCGAGGCTAGTTAGGTAATGGCTAATAAAGTTATAAAAAAAAATGAAGTATATCTTAACGGAAATTATTACCCAATAACTAGACCTGTACAGCAGGTGTTAGCCTCCATCTACCCTGCAAAGGTTGTTATTGGCGATACCACTCGTGATTCTCAGATTCGAGCAAGCGTAATATCTTGGTCTGATTTTAGGGGTGGTATAGGTGTAGAGAGAATGGAGGGAGCAAAAGATGCAGACAGAGCGTGGTGGAGTACCTGTAGCTTACGCTACAAAAGACACCTAGTATTACCAGCAAAGACAAGAGGTGGTGTATCCAATTCGGACACTACAGGAGAATCATTAGATATTATACAAGAGTTTAGTGGAGAACTATATTGTGTATATTCTAATAAAAAAGTTTACAAGTTTAATTCTGGTAACGATGGGTTTGGTAGTGCATTAGATACATTGCCTGCACAAGCAACAGATGCGTTAGAAGTTAGAATTGGTGGAACATTGTATTTGGTAGTAGCACACACAACAGGCTACACAATTACAAGTGATGCTAGCAGTTTTACAGACAGAACAAGAGATACTAAATTTCTTACATTTTGGGATGACAAAGTTTGGGGAATAGATAACACAGGTCAACTGTGGTACTCATTAGATTTGGCAACAGAAGTGCTAGATGCAAAGCTACCATTACCAGACGGATATGTAACTGATTTATTTGTAGCTAGAAATGCTAGTGGTAATCCTGTTATATATGCTATGACCAAAGAAGGATTGTATGCTCACGATTTTAGTGAGGGTAAATTTGTAGCAACACAATTAGCTTTACCTTTTCACAACGAGAATGGTAAGGGTACTATTAGATGGAGAGATTCTGTATATATACCAGCAGGTCTTGGAATATACAAGTACATCAATGGTTCTAACTCTGCTGTAGTAAGCGTAGTTGGAGCTGACAGAGATGATGGATTGCCTTCAGAAAACAGAGGTTCTATAGCACAGTTGCTAGGAACACACAATGATTTGATAGCATTAGTAGATGGTACACTTACACCTTCTAATGTAGATATGTTTGCTAGTGGTAATGAAAGCTCTGTGATAGATGACACTACAGGATTTAGTGCAATACTAGGATGGAATGAAACAGGGTGGGAAGTTAAGTGGACAGCTTCTGGATCAGATCAAGGCAAGAAGATTACAGCAGGATTTGTTACTGATGTAGGAGGAAACTTAGGTAGTACCAATGCTTACAGAATGTATTGGGGATTTGACGGAGAGTTATACTACCAGCAATTACAATCAGATGTTATTAACCCTAACCAAGTAGTTAACTATGACTATGAGGATAGTGTAGACGGCATACATTACACGCCACACTTTAGCGCAGATCAAGTAGAAGTAGATAAACTTGCACTTGAACTTAAAGTAGAAACAGATGACTGTACTTCTAACCAAACTATAAAAGTAGAGTATGCTTTAGATTACTCTGAAACTTATACTACTATGGGAACTATTACTACTGATGGTACAACTACATATACATTTGGTAGTGGTTTGGGTACTGCGTTTAGAGCAATACAGTTTAAAATAACTCTTGCTACTAATTCAGTAAACGCATCTCCAGATTTAGTTAACTTAACTTTAATATACAGAAAGAAACTAGATTCTAAGTTTGGATGGTCTGTCAATATAGATATGAACAAAGGATACAAAGGAAAAACTCCTAAAGATATGAGGTCTAATATATTATCTGCTATACAAAGCAATACCTTATTAGAGTTTACTTACAGAGATGACTCGTCTACTAACAGAAATTATTATGTTGATATAACTTCAGCTCAAGGGTTGGAGCATACAGCGTATGACGAAAGAGGATCAACTCAATTACTATTAACAGAGCCGTAATATGGTAAGTCCAAGAGCATATACAAATGTAGAAGCGCCACCAGAATGGGCAGGAAGTTTGCCAGAATACATGGTTTATAACTCTTTAACTACTACATTTAGGTTAAGAGATGGCAATGAGTTTGACTATCAGACTTCTTTGCTGGGTGGTAGAATGAGCAAAGGTGGAGTAGTGTTAGATTTTTTTTTCTATGACCCACCAGACCTTGCAATTAATGTTCAAGGAGAGTATTATCATTATGGTATGGGGTCTACTATATCACAAAATGATGTGTTTATTAGAGCGCAAATGGCAGGGCAAGGAATAAGTTTAATATTTATAGACGAGAATGATATCTATAGAGATGTAGACTACTATGTTAGACAGGCATTAAATTATAAAGATCACTCCAAGTTAGGAGGAGGAAGATAAATGGCAACAATATATCAAGCAGGATATGTATTTAAAGATGACGGAACTGCTGTTAGTGGAGCAAGTGTACAGTTATTTCAAGCTGACACAACTACTACAGTAGGAAGTGCAAGCACAACAGACTCGAATGGGTATTGGGCGTTAAGTACAACCACAGAACACGCATCTGGATATGATGTAAAAATAACTTCTGGTTCTTCTATTAGATATAGAAGAGGTAACGACAAGTTACAACTAGAAGAGTTAGACATAAGAAATGACACAGGTAATACACAAGGTGGATTACTTGTAGCTAATACAACTAATAATGCTAGTAACAAAGTAGCAACCTTTGCTAATAGAAATACTACAAGAGCAGACGGAGATGAAATATACATTTCGTTTGAACTTAATGACGATGGTGGAAACATACATGAGTTTGCTCGTATGACAGCGGAAGCAGTTGATGTTTCTAATGGCTCAGAAGATGGGCAGATTAGATTTGGCGTGTCAGTAGCAGGAACTATGACAGATGTTTTTACTATCAATGCTACTACAGCAGGAGTAACTGACATGACACTAGATGTATCTGGAGATATATCTTTAGATGCAGACGGAGCAGACATATTTTTTAAAGATGGTGGTACTACATTTGGATCAGCTACTAACAATAGTGGTAACTTAATAATTAAATCTGGTACTACAACAGCTCTTACTTTTACAGGATCTAGTGTAGCTATAGCAGGAGATTTAACTATAACAGGAGATGACTTAGTTATGGGAACTAACACAAGTGGTCATGTTCTTGTAGCTGACGGCACAAACTTTAACCCTGTAGCAATTAGTGGCGATATAACAATGGCTTCTAATGGAGCAGTTACTATAGCTGGTACTTCTGTAGAAACAGGAATGATAGCAGCAGATGCTATTACAGGAGCTAAGATAGCTGATGATGCAATAGGTAGTGAACATATAGCAGACGATGCTATCACATCTGCCTTAATAGCTGATGATGCAATAACTTCTGCGTTAATAGCAGACGATGCTATCACAAGTGCTTTGATTGCAGACGATGCTATTACTACAGCATTAATAGCTGATGATGCTATTACATCTGCATTGATAGCAGACGGAGCAGTTACTACTGCTTTGATAGGAGCAGATGCAGTAACCAATGCTAAGATTGCAGATGATGCAATTAATAGTGAACATTATACAGATGGCTCTATTGATACAGCGCACATTGCAGACGACCAAGTAACCCTAGCTAAGATGGCAGGGTTAGCAAGAGGTAAACTTATTGTAGGAGATGCAAGTGGCAACCCTTCAGCATTAGCAGTAGGTTCTGCTAATTATGTTTTAACAAGTGATGGTACTGATACAGCATGGGCAGCAGCAGCAGCAGGTGGAATAAGTGATGGCAAAGCAATAGCTTATGCTTTGATTTTTGGAAATTAATAAAGAGAGGATATTATGGCAACCCCAAATTTAGTAAATGTAGATACAATAACACCTGTTAATTCAACAGCTTTGTTAGATGGTACAAGCAGGACAACTGTTATTGATGTTACTGCTGAATATTGTGCAAAGGTAAATACACTTTTAATTGGCAATGCAGACGGAACTAATGATGCTACTATAACTGTAGAAGTATCAGTAGATAATGGAAGTAATTTTGTTGTTTTAGTTAAGACAGTAAATGTTCCTGCAGGATCAACATTAAGTATATTACCTGCTCCAATATATTTAGATGAAACAGACTTGTTATATTGTACTGCTTCAGCAGCAGACGATTTAACTTACTTTGCATCATACGAATTAATGAAGGATAGCTAATATGAAATATATTGGCAAACACCCACAAGAGGGATTCCCTCTTGTTGAGTCAAACACCCTTAGTAGTGCAAGTGTTTTAAAACAAACAAATACTTTTATTCCTAAATTTAATGATATAAGTACAGGTGGATTTGGGCAAAGTGGAATGTATCACGATATGTATTTGTGTGAAATTGTAGAGATGAGTAGCAGTGGCGATTCAGATGCAATGAAACATAAATGGATTGACTACAATGGCTCAGATATAGATGGCGAGTACAGAAGAATACAGACTTATCAAAGTTCAACTACAACTACTAGTGGTTACACAACAAACAATGCAAATTCTTCAAGTCCATATGGACACAACTTTGGATCGGGAATTGGAAATGCAAGTGATGATTCAATAAGTGGGTTTGCATGGTGGACTCCATTTGGATTTCAAAAAAGAACAAGGCATAGAATGACATTTTCAAATGATGGCGACTATGGTGGTAGCGGGGATTTTCTTCATGTAGACCAAGCATCAATTAGAAAAGAAGCAGACTCAGCATTAGGTTACGAGATTGTTATGCATGCAGGGTCTAACATGACAGGCGATTTAAGAGTTTATGGTGTGCCTAAACATCACAAACATCATGGTGTCTGGAATATGAATCAAAGCAATCCTTTAATGGGTCATGTTGATGATGGTTATATTGGCAATATTCCTAGTGGTCAAGGTTGGGTTAAACTAGCTGAGTCAACTGCAAGTGATGGCGATACTAATTTAGATTTTCAAGGAAAGTTCACAGACGAATATGACACATATCAAATTGTGTTTAAAGATTGTAAACCAAATACAGATGGTGGCAGGAATTTGTTTATGTTATATATGGATGGTGGTTCGGCAGCAGGGGCATACACAGATTATGACGGAGCATATCATTCGGTTGATTCAAATGGTGGAACAGGAGAAGGTCATGCTCACGACCAAGCAGACTTACCAATGTTAGCTAATAATACAGGTAGTAATACAAGAGAACATACAAATGGATATATGTTACTTTGGACAAGAGATTCAGCAAAACAACGAAAGAATTGGTTTTCAACTATGACAGTTATGGAAGATGGAACATACAGGGCAATGGATGGCTTTGTTTCTTACCCTTCAACTACTGCATATGATGGAATTAGATTTTTTTGGCAAAGAAGTACAACAGTTTACGAATGGGAAAGTGGAAAAATTATATTATATGGATTGAAAAAACAATGAGTTATGTAGGTAAAGGACAAGCAGGAAATCCTGTATTGGTTGCATCAGATATAAATATAAATGGGGCAAGTTCTGTTTCTTTTGATAATGTTTTCTCTTCAGATTTTAATTGGTATGAAGTTTATTTTTACGAACTACAATCTGATTCAAGTACAGGCGACACATATTTAAGAATGAATTTAAGAGCAGGTGGAAGTGATTTGACTTCCTCAAATTATGATGCAGCATGGCAAAGGCATAGTTTTGATACAAGCTCTAGTGTTTTTGACAATGCAGCTTATACAACAACTTTAGAACTTACACCACCAAGTAGATTAGATAATGATGGGGGAAGTTCAGCGACAGCTATTATGAGAATAGACCCTAATACACCAAATGTTGTTTTCTTTTATATTGATTATTTACACATGGATTCTGGTGGTGGCAATAATGATTGGGGTGGCAGAGGAGCTATTGGGTATGACAATAGTGGTACGGCAGTTGATGGATTTAAAATTTATTTAACAACATCATCTACACCTAATGAAGATTTTAATGGTGGAGCAATTTATATATTCGGTTACAAATAAGGAATAATTATGGCAGATAAAACAAAAGCAGAATTTTTGCAACAATTAAAAGATGACAATATAAAAATCTTTGACAATGTAAATGGAGCTAGAATAGAAATCACAGGTTCAGAATTTGACACAAGATTAAATGACAAGGCACAGGGGTTATATGATTCTCAAGAGTATGACAAAATTGTTACTAGTGGTGGACAACATTCTGATTATCTAAACATGAGAGGTAATGCTGTAAATTCAAATTCTAAAATAAATAGTTTTGTTAATTTTTTAGATAGCTTTATGTCAGCAATACAAGCAGGAAAATTTGGAACAGATGCACAATCATGGGATGCTTATACTGAATGGAAAGCTATTCAAGATAAATATACTCAGCCTTAATTCTAAGGAGGTTTCGCTATGAAGCCGAAGAAAGAAATCACAGAAGAAGATCTGGAATTATTAGAACGGCACATCAACTCTATTAAGTTGCAGTTGATTGATGCCAAAAATCAATTCAGTAAATCACTATTCAAAATTCGTGGTACAATAGTAATACTAACTATTGTACTTGCAATTATTTCAATAATAGGGTATATAATATGAACATGAGAATAAAATTTAAAAGACCTAATATAAAAAAAATCTTAAAAGGTATTGGGAAATCTATCTTAAATACTTTTACAATGGTTACTATCATTGGTGGTGGTACATTAGCATTTGCTAGTTATATAAATCCCACGCCATACATAGCTGAATACTATCCTCAACTACAAGTAGGATACTATACACTTGAATCTCTTTATAAAGATGTGCAATGGTGGCAATCATTGCAATACTATAACTATGGTATATCAAGTGGATTAATTGCATTAGGGTTAGTTATACATATAAGAAGTATAGGTAAATTAATCCGTGCAATCAAAGCTAGTCCAAGAGCTATATTAAATGCGCCTGTAAAAACATACAGAAAGTTAAGAGCAGGAAGAGATTGGTTATTTGACAAGATAGAATATCTTAACAGCGAAAGTAAGAAGTGGAGAACAGCATTCAACATAGCTAAATCTCCTTACACATTACTTCGTGCTATGGGGTTCAGTCCTCAGATGGCACTAGGTTTACTGACAGTAGGTGGTTCTGTTGGTGGTGGTGTAGTGGTAAACGAAACTATACTAGCAGAAAGAAACTTTACTAATGGAGATGCTGGAATATACGCAGCTCCTAACAACATACCTTCAGAAACTCTTGAGTCAGCTATGATGTTTAGAAAAGAAAACAAAGAAGACAATACTTTAAGAATAGTATTAGCATCAACCCCTGTGTCAGAGATAGGAATATATAATGTAACAATAGGTACAGCATACACCTCGTCTACTTTACCTAGTGGTAAAACAGAGGCAGTATTAGTTGAAGGAACAGATGTAAGTGGTGGCACAGCTACTAGAATCCACATAGGAGAATTAACCATAGAAAAATCAAGGTGTAAGAGCATGGATTTTTCTGATATAAATGCACACACAATAAATGTTATTGGTAATGCAAGTGATGGACAGTCTATATCTCAGACAGCGGGTACTGCACGAATGAGAGCAATAGGTGGTGGACATCATCAAGCAAATTCCCTTTCTACGAATGGAGGTATGTATGACCGTATTTGGATAGATGCCCCGAATAGTGGTGTCAATGGAAAGGTAGATAAACTTATACTATCTAATCTATGGACAAAAGGTGGAAGTTGCACATTCAGACAAATGGATATCGGAACATTGAATATAAAATTAAATGAAGTGGGACAAGGCAATGGCTTTGACTCTAAAGAATTTACTATAGCTACAACTGTGACAGCACAAGTGTGGAATGTTACAGGAAATGTGGAGGTCAGCATAGCCGAGCCAACTACACAATAAAAATTAATGGGAGAGGGTTTTAGTTCCTATGATAATAGTTGATAGCAACACCTAACTTTTTTACCTCTCCCTAAAAGATGGAGGACATTTGAAAAAGAAATTAAAGATAGCATTAAGCACTATCATACTTACTACTACAGTAAGTTATCTCGTACAGTATTGGTTCAAGCATTCTGGCTTGGAAGATAAGACACTCAACAAACTAGATGATGTTAAAGATATATTCAATGGAGGTAAGAAATGAATTGGATTGCAAAGATTAGACCACAAATATTCCTAGCAATAATTATACTTGGAACGATTGCAGTATATGCGTTGAAGGTAGGATATGTAGAAGTGGCAACTGCTACTATAGGTGGGTTGATTGCATTAGGCATGAAGGTCTTGGAGGCAGATTAATGTTTACTTATGATTGCGAAGTAACTCGTGTGGTAGATGGAGATACTTGTGATGTTACTATTGATCTTGGATTTAAGATAATGCACAAGGCAAGAGTAAGGCTACATGGTATCAATGCGCCAGAGTCTAGGACTAGGGATAAAGAAGAAAAGTACAGAGGACTACAGGCAAAAGCTAGATTAAAAGAACTTATAAGAGAAAGAGAAACTAGATTAATCAGTCATGACAAAGGTAAGTATGGCAGAGTATTAGGAGAGATATTAATTAAATCCACACACAATGACAAGTGGGATAGTGTTAATAAAATTTTAGTTCACGAAGGTCATGCAGTAGAATACTATGGAGGTAAGAGATGAAGAATCTCATGCAAGCATATAACTTAGTAAAGCAGTATGGTCATGTTATCGGAGAGGTAATTAAACTTCTGGAGATTGTAGAGGAAAGTGGGAAGGATAAGAAGTTAACTACTAAAGAACGGAGCATGATTATGAAACAGCTTTGGCAAATAGTTTATGCTATCAAAGGAAAAATTTAATTAAGAATAACAATTTTTATTTCTCTTACTATGTATGCTACCCATATTAACAAGCATACAAATAAGAATATTTTAACATCTAAATTTTCCTGCATTAAAAATATTCCTTAAGATGATCTGGTAATTGATTTATAATGTTAGATATATCTACCTTATTTTCGCTTTCTTTTAGGCAATGGTCACACTTAACTACTGTTCTTAAGGTAATCGTACCATGACAACTTTTAGTAGCGCCTTTGATGCAGTATGTGTAATCGTAGTTACTCCGTAAAAACTTTTCTTGGTCACACCATTTGTCTAATTTGTTTTCGTACATAGGAGAAAAGTCTTTGTAGTTAATTAACAATCCTTCTCCTTCTATGTTTAATTCTTTCTGCCTGTTTCTTAACCATCTTAGTTTCTCAAAAAATATTTTAGATTCGTCTTGATGTTCCTGTAATACCTGCGATACTTCCGACATTTTATGCTGGTCAACCTCGTCATCTATTTCTAAAAGTACCTTAGTACCTTCGTACTTAATGACCACACCTAAATCTTCCATGACCATTACTGCCTGCCCTACTATTTTAAATATCTCATTCATTCTATCTCCTTTATATATACTAATGTTTTAATGTTTTGTTTGTCTGACTTGGTAAACTTTACTCTTAGTTCCATGTTAGATGGTTTATCATCTATAAGTATTCCACTATCTACTATGCCATCCAGAGTAGACTTCATTCCGTATATCAAGTTATCTAAATCTATTTCCCTGTTGTTATAGAAATGGTAGAACACTTCTGCTTTCTCCATAGGTATAAAGTTAATTGTACCTATAGCATCTATAGTTAACCACTTAGCAGTATCTCTTCTCTCTCTGTTGATTCTTCGCATGGTTCTCCAATGCGCTCTCGTGTTACCTCTGATCTCTGCTGGTGGTACATCGTAGAATATTAATTTATATTCTCTCCTTCTTAAATTTGTTTTTTCTTTTTCTATTTTTCTTACTTCCATATTCTAAGTATACTTCTTCTGCCTTCCTTTTGATATACCCTGTATCAAGTCCAGCTACATCTGTCCAGAAAGAACCACAATAAGAATTATCATGTCTTCTGCAAGTATCCGAAAAGTAATTAGCTCCCTCATCTTCGTATGCTACAGTTAGTATAGCTCCTACAAGTTTAAGTATAGGGTCATCAGTAGGACAGTTAATTAATTTTTCGTTAGGTCTTGCCTCCTTCCATGTCTTTATCGGTTCGTATTTTATTTTCTCATCTGATCTACTCATTCATTCCTCCGTAATATTTAGGGTTTAATTGATATGTATTTCTTTCTATTCGTTCAAACTTATGATTGTTTCTTGATAGTGTAGTCCTTACTGTATTGATACTGCTGCCTGTATAAGTAATCAGTTGCTCTACTGTCATAGGAGATTCTTTTAATGCTCTCTCTATCTTCTTTGCTACAGGTAACTGATCTGCTAGAGCATCACTATTTTCTACATCTATAGGAGATATTAATACCCTGTCTGTTTGGTCATACATATCATTAATAAACTCCAGCCTTAATCCTACAGGCGCAAAGAGTTTAGAGTTGTTTGCTTTAGTATGATACAATCCTACCTCTACTATGTTTGCTCCTAAGTTCTGACTCTTGTCTATTTTCCATACATTCCTAGCACTAGTCTGCTTATAGTTAGAACCTATAGGTGTATCTCCATTCTCTTTAGACACATGATCTATAACTAATACTGATGCTTTCAATTCATTAAGGCTACTCATCACACCCTTAACATAATCTCCTTCATTCTGATTACCTCCTACTGCCATACCAAAGCTGTCAATAACTACTAAAGATATATCTCTATCTTCTACCATTCTAATTATGTTTGACATCTCTGTATCTATTGTAGTTCCAGACATATCAACATGGTCTATGTCATGTAGTGTGTCATTGTTTCCTTTTTTTAATGCCATTACCCTTCTGTTAACTGATTGCCATGAGTCCTCCCAATCTAAGTACAATACATTACCTTGCTCAGTAACTATTCCAGCATGATCCATGCCACTCTGTACTAGCATACATATAAAGGTAGAGATGTATGACTTACCTTGCGCTCCCTGTCCAAACAATATGTTGACACCATCACTTCTTATAATAGGGAAGGCTTGGTATGATGGCATACCCTCATCTTGTATGCTCCCTATCTTCATAACTTCGTTACCTTCTCTATACCTAGACAAAGTTTCCTCTGTTATATTCTCTACTACATCTTTCCATTCTATAGGTGGTATCAATCTTTTCATTTCATTAACAAACTTAGTCTTAGATTGTATAGATATAAGATTAAGTCTAGTCCTGTAGATAGTTTCGTTTCTTATATTAGGGTAGTGTTTCTTACTAACTTGTACTATCACTTCTGCTGATGGACTACGAGTCCTTGAATCCTGTATGATCTCAAGCAACTCCATCCTTAATCCATAGTTCTCATACCAAAAGATAATATTGTTTCTGCTTAACTGTGTAATTTCTGGAGCTAGATCTAGTGTTGATACTTGCACATCATTGATAGCCTGTTCAATCTCACTCATTAAATTGTCTGTGCTTTCATTCATTTATTCATCTCCTTTAA